TCTTGTACTACGGTAAGTGTTGGATAGATGCAAAGTTTAATAAGGGGAAATAATGTTCACAGCACTTATAGGACCTATAGCAAATCTAGCTAGTTCATGGATGTCTACTAAGGTAGAGAAGGTTAAAGCCGATGGACAAGCTAAAGTTGCACAGGCTAAAGCTAAAGCAGCAGTAGCAGAGAAAGTTGCTACAGGAGAAGTGCAGTGGGAGAAGTCTATGGCAGATGCAACAGATAATTCATGGAAAGACGAATTTGCATTGACAGTTTTACTTTTACCTGCTATACTCGTATTCATACCTAGCATGACAGAATATGTAAGAGTAGGCTTTGAAGTATTAAATACATTACCTGAGTGGTATCAGTATCTTTTATTTATAGCAATAAGTGCATCCTTTGGTATTAAAGGTGCAGGTCAAGCTATGAAAATTATGGGTAAGAAATAATTGAAAGACACAGTATCTGCAATTAATAAAATAATTGAAGAATCTATATTACCAAGTGTGCAAATGCATGGGGGTCATGTAGAATTAAGGTCTTTTAAAGATGGTATAGCAACAGTATTTTTAAGTGGTGCTTGTAGTGGATGTGCAATGTCTACACAAACATTAAAGATGGGAATAGAAAACATGTTAAAATATTATATACCTGAAGTATTAGCTGTTGAAGGCATAGAAGACCCTAACTCTACAGTCAATCCATATTATCAATAAGCAGAGGAAACTAAATGAATCTAATAAAACTACAAGATGAAATAGCTAATGATGAAGGTGTAAAGTTTGAAGTATATAGATGTTCACTTGGGCATTTAACCGGGGGTATAGGACATCTCATAACTGAATGGGATGAAGAGTATTATGGATTACCTGTAGGAACTAAAGTACCCCATGACCAAGTAAACGATTGGTTTGCGAAAGACATAGGAACAACTATAAAAGATTGTAACCTACTCTTTTCGCAATTTGATAATCTACCTGATGATATACAACATGTATTGGCTAATATGTGTTTTCAATTAGGTAGACCTAGACTGTCTAAATTTAAAAATATGATTGCAGCAGTAGAAGATTTAGACTGGACTAAAATGGCAGACGAGATGGAAGACAGCAGTTGGTTTAAACAAACTCCTAATAGAGCCAAACGTTTAATAGCAATAGTAGATAGACAATACTATAGAGAAAGTGTACCAGTATGAGCAGAACACTAACTGAAAGACAACAGAAATTTCTTGATGTACTATTTGATGGTGCAGGTGGAGATGTAGCACAAGCTAAAGTGCTTGCAGGATACTCTGAAACATCTAGTACATCTGATATAATTAAGTCTCTTAAAGAAGAAATTATGGATGCTACACAATTATATATGAGTAGAAACGCACCTAAGGCTGCTGTGGCTATGGTAAGTGGTGTAGATGACCCTACCCAGCTTGGCATACGAGATAAGCTCTCAGCAAGCAAGGAATTGCTAGACAGGGTAGGTTTAATCAAGACAGAGAAGCTACAAGTAGAATCATCAGGTGGAGTAATGATACTACCACCAAAGAATAAAGAGTAATATGAATAGAAGTTTAGGCAAGTGGAAGCTACCACAACCTACAGATATAAAAGACGAGGAAGGTAAAGAGTGGTCTAAGATACCACGTATATCACGAATAGTACCTTTTGGTTATGAGAAGAATGAAGAAGACCCTGACATACTTAATCCAATACCTTTTGAACTTGAAGCCATTGAGATGGCTAGAAAATATGTAAAGCAGTATTCCTTTAGGCAAGTTGCTAATTGGGTTACACAAAAAACAGGTAGAGAAATATCTCACGTAGGATTAAGAAAAAGGTTAATGCATGAGCAACAACGTAAGAACCAAGCTAGAACTCTCAGAAAATGGTCTGAATATGCCCAGAAGGCAATCGAAAAGGCGAAAGCCATCGAAGAAGAAAGAACAGGTTCAAGAGCCTAGTGTAGTAGAAGTAGAACGTGTAGATGATGAAGAATCTCTTAACGTAGTATTTAAACCAAACACAGGACCTCAAACACAGTTTCTTGCTGCAGGTGAACGAGAAGTATTATATGGAGGTAGTGCAGGTGGTGGTAAAAGTTATGCCATGCTTGCTGACCCACTCCGATACATGGGTCATCCATCTTTTAGTGGATTACTATTAAGACATACAACAGAAGAACTACGAGAGTTAGTATGGAAGTCACAAGAAATATACCCTAAGATTTGGAAGGGTATAAAATGGTCAGAGAGAAAGATGCAATGGGTAGCACCATCAGGTGCTCGATTGTGGATGTCATACCTTGACAGAGATGATGACGTATTAAGATATCAAGGATTGGCATTTAGTTGGATAGGTTTTGACGAGTTAACCCAATGGGCAACTCCTTTTGCGTGGAATTATATGCGTTCACGTTTAAGAACAGCATCATCAGACTTGCCAATCTATATGAGAGCAACCACAAATCCGGGAGGTCCGGGGCATGGTTGGGTTAAGAAAATGTTTATTGACCCTGCTCCTTATGGAAAGACATTCGATGCGACAGATATTGAGACAAGCGAAGTACTTAAGTATCCAGCAGGACATAGCAAAGCTGGACAAGCATTATTTAAAAGGAAGTTTATCCCTGCAAGATTATCTGACAATCCGTATCTTTCTAGAGAAGGTGATTACGAAGCAATGTTGCTTTCATTACCAGAGCAACAACGTAGGCAATTACTTGAGGGCGATTGGGATATTAAAGAAGGTGCTGCCTTTACAGAATTTAATCGTGATATTCACGTGGTTGAGCCTTTCCGTATCCCTAGTAATTGGGTCAAATTTAGGTCTTGTGATTATGGGTATGGTTCTTATAGTGGAGTGTTATGGTTTGCTGTCGCACCATCTGAACAACTTATTGTCTATAGAGAACTCTATGTTAGCAAAGTCCTTGCCACAGATTTGGCAGATATGATAAATGACTTAGAAGCTGAAGATGGTAATATGAAGTATGGTGTCTTAGATAGTTCTTTATGGCACAAACGTGGAGACACAGGACCTTCATTAGCAGAACAAATGATTATGAAGGGATGTAGATTCAGACCTTCTGATAGAAGTAAAGGTAGTCGTGTATCAGGAAAGAATGAGATACATAGACGTTTGCAAGTAGATGAGTATACAGAAGAACCTAGAATAGTGTTCTTTGATACCTGTACTAATATGGTGTCACAATTACCAGCTATACCTTTGGATAAAAAGAATCCTGAAGATGTAGACACTAGAGCAGAAGACCATTTGTATGATGCACTAAGATATGGTATAATGTCGAGACCACGATTTAGTATATTTGATTACGACCCACATGGCACACCTACGAGAAGTATGCCTGTAGCAGATTCAACGTTTGGATATTAATATGGCTGAAGACGAAATAAATATAGAAGACGATGCTTTATCTTTAGAAGATTCAGAAGACTCAAATGTAACTGATATAGAAGTAAAGGGTATAGCTAATCATGTTATCTCCCAATTTAAAAAATCAGAAGACTATAGATATGATGATGAAACAAGATGGGTTCGTGCCTATAGAAACTATAGAGGTATATATGGACCTGACGTACAATTTACTGAAGCAGAAAAATCTAGAGTATTTATTAAGGTAACAAAAACTAAAACATTAGCAGCTTATGGACAAATAGCTGATGTACTATTTGCAGGAAATAAGTTTCCTATAAGTATAGAACCAACTGAATTACCAGAAGGAGTGGCTAAAGATGTTTCTTTCGACCCTAAAGAACCTGAACAATTACGTAACCAAGAAGATAATGATGATGTACAATCTCCTTATGGTTTTAACGGTGATGGTAAAGAACTACCTGCTGGAGCTACTGCACAAAGCTTACAAGATAGGCTTGGTCCTTTGTCAGACAAGCTTGGAGATATTGAAAACCTTAAAGAAGGCAGTGGTAAAACTCCTACGTCTATAACTTATAGTCCTGCTATGATTGCAGCTAAGTCTATGGAAAAACAAATCATGGACCAATTACAAGAGTCTCATGCTAACAAACATCTTAGAAGCACAGCTTTTGAAATGGCATTGTTTGGCACAGGAGTAATGAAAGGACCATTTGCTGTTGACAAAGAATATCCGAACTGGGATGAAGAAG